CCCTTAACTTGCTCCATTGCTTGATAAGCGTTTTGCAATGCAGTAGCAAATGGGGTTATATCTACTAAGTCAATAGCGCCACGCATACCCTGTTTTTCAGCAAATGCAGCCCAATTCTTAACTGGAATCATTATGTTGTTCTCGCCTTCAGAGAAAAGGCGCTGTAACTCAGAGGCAGACGCATCGTAAACGCCACGCACACGCAGAGCGTTGATTAGTTCTTCAATGCGGTTTGACAGGGTGTCTAATTGACGAGCCTGGTCTTGATACATTGTGTAATCAGGGATTGGCTCTAGACTTTCATTGGTCAGCGTAGAAAACAATGGCTTTGGACAAGGCCAAAAGTTCTCTAATTGCAATGGGTCATCACGCTCATCTAGAATCTTGCCTAGTGACTTAGATACCCATAAAACCTTACCTGTTTCCTTATCCCAAATTTCATAGACTAGGGCTTGGGATTGATAGTCAGCAAATCCTTCAATCTTTTTTTGCTCATCGGGGCGAGTGTCAAGCGGTACTTGATAGCCTAAATCTTCACCAAAACGCTCTACAAGCGCATCTCGGTTCATAAAGACTCTACGCCATACGGCTGTTACTTCTTCCCATGTACGACCTGTGGTATGACCAAAGTCACGCCAATGGACATAATCTACAGGGCAACACTCATACTCAATACGCTCAGGATTTTCAATCTCCATTGCGTTTTCTGTTTCTGATTCATCTACATCTTCGGTGACTTGGTAACCATCATCAGGCTCTTCTTCAGTCTTATCGCCTTCAATGTGTGGCTCATAGCGTACCCATGCAGTACCTCTACCGCCTAATAAACGGTCTAATACTGCCTGTTGCATAGATGACTTGTAATCGCCGTAATGCTCTAATTCAAACTCTAATGCTCGCTCAAGCATCATTGACGCTACACGGCCTATTGGGTCATTGTCCCTAAATCTACGGCTTACATCAGGTCTTGGAAGTCTAGCAAAGATTGCTGGTTGGATAGTCTGTACATTAGACCAAAGGATATTAAATCGAGAATTAGGGTTTGATTGATAGCGGCTATCGTCTTTGTAACGCTTAATAATACGGTCAGTTCGAGCTTCCCACTTTTTAAATGTACGCTCATAGTTGGTAATTGTTTTATACCACTTCTCGTATGTGTGATTCTCTGCCATCAAATTCTCCCTGTGGATTGCTTTGGAGCTTGTTTCCACATATCGTTAAGCGTAACATCCGTCTGACCTACAAATAACCCTTTAATAGGGTCATCTTTACTAATAATCTTTTCTTCCTCACGCCAAGCTATCGCAAGCATACGAAACGCATCAGCACCGTGAGAAGTCCAATCATGCCTAGGTTTATCCCTAAACACCTTCTTATCCTCATCGTATTCACGCTGATATTGCCGCAAACATTCAATGCCATCTTCACATTTAGAATCAAACCAGCTTCTCATCAGCGCAAGCCTAGTTGCTTGAATTCCGTCTTGAAGTGACAAACTTGGCACAATTTTCATGTTTTCTAAGGGAATTTTAACACTTAATTGCTCAATTATGCTTTTTCCACCAGAAGCTAAAGTTTTAGCTCTAGCGTCATGAGGCAGCCAATGTGTCCTATAAACATACTTATGTTCTCTTTCTTTGGCTTGGATTAGACCTGTATAAAAGGCTATTGGCTGACCATTAGATGAATGATAGTCAAGCACTCGTATCTCGCCATGCACGACTTGATACCACCAAATGCTAGTGTCATCGCTATAGCCTAAGTCCCAGGCAGTAAATACAGGGAACAATGGGTCATGCTTAACATCAGTAATCCTATTAGAATCAGTCAGTTGGCGCAGCTCCTTGCCGTAATATGCCCCGATTATTGCACTTTCAAAGTCACATTCAAACTCAGCTAGATACTGGTCTTGTGACATCATTTTGGCAGCATCTCTCAACTCTTCATCAGGCAATAGTTTTGTCTGGCTAGCTCTTAGCGTTTTTACATACCAAGATTCATCTTTGGTAGCGTTGTTGTATACATCATAGAATTGGTTATGCCCTTTGGGTGTGCCAATAAACACGGCCCAACCCCTGCGGTCTGCTAAAAGTGGCCTTAAAACTGCACCCCAAGTAGACGGCTTCATATCAGCAAACTCGTCTAAAACTACACCATCAAGATACAAGCCACGGAGAGCATCAGGATTATCAGCACCAAACAAACGAATCCTTGCACCATTAATTAGTTCCACCCATAGTTCTGATACATTGTGATTAGCCCTTACAGGCTCTGAAAAGCGCATTAGATAGTCAAATGCAATAGATTTAGCCTGGGCATAGTAAGGAGCAAGGTAAGCATAGCGCCCATCTTCTTTACCTTCTATTAGTGCCTTGTATATTAAATCATTGATACAAGCTACTGTTTTGCCACATCTACGGTGGGCTACGATAACTGCCCAACGCTCTTGTCTTTCATGGAAGTCTAAGAATACATCTCTAGGCTTGTAATCAAGCTCTACATCAATTACTTCTTCCAAGAAACCACCATACGCTGAGGTGCTTTGGCATCGCCTACTACTTCAGTTCTAGCTAATTTGGGGACATGGTATTCAGATACAGCCATTAAACAATCAAACGCTACTTTAGGGCCATGCTTGGGGTCACTAGCAATGGATTCTAGCCACTCTTGCATACGCTCAGAGTTAGCATCAACGAAATTAGCAAACGCTTCTCGAGCCTTAGCAGTAGCCTTATTAGGCGTTCCTTTGGGTCTGCCAGCTCTGTTTAGATTGCCTTCTACAGATTTTGATACTTTATTTGTCATATAAACTCAAGGTATTGATTTATAAGGACTTTATTCTACACCACTTTTTTATGCAATGTCAGGGTCGTGTATCTTATTTAATGCCTCATGTAATAGGCGTTTACGCTTCATCCTTGCGTTCTCTTTAGCATTAAGAGTCTCACCCTTACCACCTACTGCTAGTTCATCAGGTCTAGGCTTATTACGCTTAACCTCTTGTTTTTCAAGGGTTGATTCTTTGTGCGGACGCAGCATAGCGTTTTCTGGGGGGTAGCTTCTAGTCATGTGTTTCATTACATATCCTTCATCTTGTCAGTAATGACTTCTTTGCGTGTCTTGGCGGCTTCTTTAAAGTCTTTAGCACTAGGAGCGCCTTTAGAACCTACTTTACGCATTTTTTCGCCTGAACCAGCTTTAATGCGTGCTTGCTTTGCGTGGATATTAGCGTACAGACCAGGTTTCATGCTTGGCTTTTAATATACTTAGAATATTGTTCTTCTAATTTAGCTTTACGCTTGCCTTTAGCGTGGGTGCGTTCTTCGCTTAGAGCTATTGCCAATGCTTGTTTCTTTGGCTTTCCTGCGGCAACTTCTGTCTTATAGTTCTTGCCTACGCTCTGTGCAGAGCCTGATTTGTCCATTGGCATAATTAACTCTTAAATTTAAGTAAGTAAATAGTAGTGTCAATTTCTTGAGCAATATTGTCAATTAATTGGCAGATTTCTGTATCTGTAGGCAAGTCGGCTCTAGCGTCTTTTACAAAAGCTTTTAGGGATTGTAGGTAAGCCAATGGCTCTTTAGGCATATGGTAAGTGCTTGGGAATTCAGTAATCTGACCATAGCAACCAAAATAAGCTTCAGCCAACTCATCAGTCAATTCAATAATATTCTCGTAGAACTTGCCTAGTGCTTTATGTTTGGCATAGGATTTGGTTGCCCAATGAAAAAAATGGGTATTTGTACCCGAATGTAGCAAGGTTGCTAGGAACAAAGCCATATTTTCATTCATAAATCACTCCATTTTTATTGATTTTAACACTTCAATTGCTTCTTCGCTTGAATTTACCCTGTACAAGTGACCGCCTTTCCAACCAGCAATAAACTTCAATTGGTCAGGGGTAAATTTCTTATCAGCGCCATCTTTTACTTCCATTAAAATGGTGTGTCCTTCATAGGCAACAAGTAAATCTGGTATACCCGAACCTACCATGTGTAATAAGTGAACATCAGCACCATAATCTCGTAGCGCTTTAACAACAACTGTTTGATTTTTATCTACTTTTTTGGCAAATGACATATGTTTAGGTTAGTATTTGGTAACTTATTGATTATAGGGGATTTTTAATGGCTGGTTATCATTTGACGGATGAGCAATGGATTGAGTCTTGGAATAAAACAGGAAGTCCAAGTGAGTTTGCAAAATTACATGGTATAGCTGTTAGAAATGTTATGGCAAGGCGTAGGTCAATAGAAGATAGACTTGGCATTAAATTAGATACCTTTAATAGCCAAAATCCAGCTTATGTTAAAAAAATACAACAAACGCCTGGCAATGTGCGTAGGGGTATGGATATAGAAAAGGGTCGTGTCATTGTATTTAGTGATGCTCACTTTTGGCCTGACGAAACAACCACAGCATTTAAAGCACTTTTAGAGATGATTAAAGAGTTTAAGCCTACTGCCGTAGTCTGCAATGGCGATGCGCTTGATGGTGCGTCTATAAGCCGTTTTCCTCGTACTGATTGGAGTAAGTTGCCAACCATGAAAGAGGAACTAGAAGCTTGCCAATATTTCTTAGGGCAAATTGAATCAGTAGCTAAAGGTGCTAAATTGTTTTTTCCTATGGGCAATCACGACCAACGCTTAGAAGCTAACATTGTTGCTAATCTTCCATCTTTTGAAGGTATACCTGGCACAAGCCTTAAAGACTATTTTCCTATGTGGAATCCTTGTTGGTCTTTTTGGGTAAATGAAGATACTTGTATTAAGCATCGTTGGAAAGGTGGTTGGACAGGCGGTAGAAATAATGCCGTTAACTCAGGGGTCAATATGATTACTGGGCATACCCATGTACTTAGCGCCATTCCATTTAATGATTACAACGGCACACGCTGGGGAGTTCAAACAGGTACGCTTGCAGACCCTAATGGTCAACAGTTTAGCTATACAGAAGATACTCCCAAAGATTGGAATAGTGGTTTTGTAATGCTTTCGTTTGAGCGTTCTAAACTATTGCAGCCTGAAATGATTAGGGTTTGGGGCGAAGATGAAGTTGAGTTTAGAGGTAAGATACATCAAGTATGAAGTTAACAGCTCCCATCCTTCGCAATTTGTATTCTGCAATTTATTGCATGAAGCCGTTTGATAGGTGGGATATGCCTTTGCCTGAGCAGATTTGTTTTATTGTTGATAGCGACCCACAGTTGATGGGCAGTTATTTATACGATGATGGCGAAAAGTATGAGCATACAATTACTATTTCTTCTGCTCGTTGTGGTCATCTTGATACGGTGATTCGTGTTTTGTGCCATGAATGTATCCACATGAGCCGTCACAAATCGAGCAAGTGGACTCACCATGATAAGGAGTTTCGTAATAGAGCGCACCGTATTTCGTCTGAGTTAGGTTTTGACCCTCTTGAGCTTTAATACGGTCTTCCGTAGTAAATGTTGTCATTAGCTAATTCCTTTTCCAAGTTTTTGGCTGACTCGTTCCAATAGCTCCTCACAGGATATTTGGTATTCTCTTTCAAAACGCTTGACACCCAATCCGTGAAGCCCAATGTTTGACCTATGGTGAGTTGTGCAAAGAGGCAAGATTGGGGATGTAGCCCGAACAGCTCCATACCTTCGTACATGATGGAGTTCTGCCTCTGAGCCTTCAATCCCAAAGACTTCGGAGCATAAAATACATCCGAGCGCTGCAGTCTGACGCATAATGTTCTTTTCATCTTTGGTTGCCATCAGCTAATTCGTACCATTGTCTGTAAAACTGTTTAAAAGACTCAAACCCTGTACCAGCTTTATACGGCTTGCCTTCAGGTGTAAGTAACCAGTATGAATCAATTACAGTTTCATTGTCTGTATTGCCGTAAATAATAACCACCATAAAACTAGGTTTAGCAGCCAAAGCTTGCAACATAATCTTTTGGCCTGTACTAACTTTTTCACCAGGTCTTTTCCATTCAAGAATTAAGAATTGACCATTGCGCTCTAGTATGCCATCCACATTACTAGGAATCAACGCAGGATTTGCGGAGATTAGCCCTTTAAACTCCGCATAATCAGTATGCGTAGCAAACATATTGCGCATTAATTTCTCAGCCATTGCTCTTTCAATGCCCTAACGCTAGCAATCTCCAATCTAATAGTTTCATCAGCAAGGT